CATTAGAATGAATTTTTGTAACGACGTGAAACTTCTTTCATAACATAATAAAGGTCACTACCTTTAGTAACTCCTTCAACAACAACCTTAACCTCCATCTCACGATTCTCAAATTCAGGAAGTTTATTTGGAGGAATAACAGCCTCACCGGAACTTAACATTGCAGGGTAGGAATCATTTGGATAGCCTTGTGGTACAATACCCCCACGTGCCATTTTGGACATTGTACGTTCAGTATCTTTTGCAGCATCACTATTTTTCTGCATTCTTGCAGAAACGTAAGTTGCTATTGCTGTAATTCCAATACCTGCTGCTAAATACTTAGCACCAATAGGAAGTCCTATTGTTAATAACCATGAACCAAGTCCAATTAAAACTGAACCTATTTGTTTTACAATGCTTATTAAACCTTCAATTAAACCATCCCAAGCATCTTTAGAACCAGCAGCAACTTTTCCAATAGTTTCACTAAAAAGTGTTGCAAAACTTGCAATAGCATCCATTTTTAAATTACGCATTTCTAAAGCAAGTTGTGCTTGTGCTGCTTTTTCAGTTAATTCATCAAGTTGATTTAATACATTATCAAAATTTTCATCTTTTGGTCCTTTAAGCAAATTACGTCTTGCCTTTGCAAGTAATTCTAAACGATCACGTCCCGTTTCCGCTGAATCACCAAGAGCCTTTACTTTTTCTATAATTTCTTCTATACTATTAGTAACCTTTGTAGAATCTGCTTGTAATTGTAATGCTTTATATACTTGTACTAAACTATCATAAAGTTTCTTTTGTTCTTCTGTTAAAAATCCAACTAAAGAATCTATTAATTCAATCGCTTTTCCATATATCGTTAATTTAGAATTTAATGGGTCAAAAGCTTCACCCATATTATGTGCTTTAACTGATAAATATCCAAGTTTTAATCCAAGGTCAGTCATTATTTCATCAAAAGTATCAATAGTAGAAATATCATTATATAATGAATCCATACTATCTTCTAAAGACTTAAATAAATCTTCTTGACTTTTCTGTGTTCCTTCATATACATTCTTTACTAATTGTAAACTATTATAATAATCAAGAACATCTTCAGCTTGTTTTGTTCCAATAACACTTTTAAATGAATCAGACGATAAGTTAGTAAATCCTTCAAATAAAGTATTGATATTTTTTAAAGCATCTTCAACAGGTTCAAAAGATTTTGCATATTCGGGCATTAAATTTTGTTTGTTAAGGATAGCAGTCATACTCTCATTATAGGCTTTCCATAATTTTTGTAAATCAGTTAATTTTTCCTTAGTTTCACCTAATAAATCATCAGCCACGTCATCACCTTCTGAAATTTTAGGACCTTTTTGATAAACCTCATCTAAATTTTTAATTGTTTCTTCCAGTATTGCTGTTTTACCTTGAATTTCTGTAATAATTTTGTTTTTTGTACCTTGTAAATCACCCAATCTCGCTGCATAACCAACAATATCACCTTTTTCTTTTAACCGTTGTAATTCGTTATCCGTAGCAATTAAATTATTGGCGTATTCTTCTCTTTCTTTTAATTGCGTTAGTGTCTGCTTACCTAAATCTAATGTAGCTTTTACAGATTTTTGGTATTCCATTTGCTCCTTTAATGCTTCCTTTTTACCTTCTTTAGTAGCATTTTTAACCTTATTTTGAACCACAGCATTACGATTAATTAATTCATCAGATTTTTTAGCCAAATAGTCATAATTCTTTACTAAATCCTGTGTATTACTGCTTATAATAGCCCTTTCATTTAATAAATATTCAACCGTTTTATTATGTCGTTCTTCACTTTTCCTTGCAGCTTCTTCAACCCATTGTTTTGCCTTTGGATCTTCTGCTATTTTTATACCAAAATTTGCTGATCCTGCACCATGTAGTAAAGCCGTTCCAATATGCCTAAAATACATTTTAATTTTATCACCTATGGATACGTCATTAAATGTTCCTTCAAGCATTTCTTTTTTCCTTCTTGCATATTCTTCCTCTAATGCTTGATCTACCGCCTTTAATTCTAATGATTTTGTAATACTTGCATTATAAGCATCAATAGCTTCTTTTGCCTTATTTGTCTTGATACTTTCCGTATCAAGCATATTAAAATAAGCAGGGGCAATTTCTTTTAATCTTTCAATAGCTGCATTTCTATCCTCTTTTGTTTGTATCTCATTTTGTGCTATTGCCAAATATGTTTGTACTTTACTTGTTTCTTCACCTACGGCTTGGGCAACTTCCTTCTTTAATTTTTTCTGTATTGTATCTAAATAATTTACTTCTTTTAAATGTTTAATATATTTACTTATAGCAGCAATAGCTAACATTAAAGCTATCATCCAATTAGCAGCAATAAAGTTTGTGACTTTAGTTAAAGTAGAACCAACACCTTTTATAACTTTAGTAAATCCAGACATAGCAACACTACTTTTTTTAGCAGCGTGTCTTTGTGCTAATAATGATTTATGATGTTCTCTTATCGCTTTATTTGTTGTATTGTTTGCAGCAAGTAATTGTTGATGTCGTAAAATTGATTCTTGGTAAGCAGCGTTACGAGCCTTTACCGCAGCAGCTTCAAGTTTTGTTGCTTCAATTTGTAATAATGTAGCCTTTTTATTTAATGCTTTATTCTTTGCTGATGCTGCCGTTACTGCATTAGCTTGTTTATCTACTTGATTTTTAAGTTGCTCTACTTCGATTGCTTGTAATTCTGCTGCGGATGCCAATTTTTGTGCTGCCGCTTGTTCCAACAATGCAATATTACGTTGTTCAGCAACCATTCTCGACATAGAAACAGTTAAATTATTTTTCTTTGCAGCAGCATCAGCAATACCCAATGATGATTCATATCTTTGTTGTGCTGTTACTGCTGAATTAGTAGCATGAATACTTGCTTGTAACAAACGTGTTTGAAGTTCTACTGAACTATTATATTTATTTTGTAAAATTGTAAGTTTTTGTTGTTCTGTTGCTAATTTAGTAGCTTGTATTGGTATTTGATTCTTTACTTTATTAAGACTTTGATTAGCAACCATACTCGCTTTAACTGCCATTGTTGCTTTATTCTGCACAGGCATTGGAATTACACCTGCTATTTTTGATTTATTTCCAGTAAGTAAAGCCTGTTGTGCAAGATTATTCTTTACTTTTGCAGAAGTATTTGCATTTATAACCGCAGTTTGTCTTTGAACAGCTACTGTTTGGGCATTTACAGCATTATTCTGATTATTAAGTGCATTGGTTGTATTATTTATACCTTTAATCCAACCTCCGGTAAATATATATTTTGCAACAGCTTTAATTTCATTAAATCCAGCTTTCAATAAAGAAAGTAGTAATAATAATGGCCCACCAGCGATTGTAATTCCTAAAATTTTAGCAATAAAATCTTGTGAATCTTTAGAAAGCCCTCCGAACCAATCTCCAAAATCTTTAAATGCCCTGCCTATACTTTCAACAATAGGTAATACACTACGGGAAAGAGCCTCGCCGAATTTAATTAACATTGATTGCCCTTCGGCTACGGCGGAATTAAGTTTGAATTTAAGCGTTTCCGAGGCAGCAGCAAACGCATCACTAAGGGCTGAACTTGAATTTTGTGTATTCTCAAATACTTCGTTTACTTCAGCAACATCCATTTGAAGTAAAGAAATAACACCCATAAACGCACGTATATTTGGAAAGACACGTGCCATTGATTCTTCACCAAAACGTTCGGTTAAATCACCTAAAGTTCGTAGGGTATGTAATAATCCTTGATTTTCCAAAGAATCACGCAACTCCCCGGCACTTGTCCCCATTGCTTTTAAGGCATCTCTCGTTTGTTTTGAAGACTTTGTAAGCGTAAACAATGTTTGCCTTAAATAAGTGGCTGCCGTTGCCGCAGGCATCCCTAAACGGGTTAAGGCGGCCAAAGCACCACCTACTTCGTGGAATTGTACCCCCAACTTTGCTGAAATAGGAATTACGGTAGCAAACGCACGAGTAAGGTCTTCGGGTTCACCTTTACCTTCACGTACAGCCATTACAAGTACGTTGGTTGCTTCGGCAGCACTTAAAGTCGAAGCACCATAAGCATTCATAGCCGAGGTTACAATATCGGCTACTTGTTTTGTTTCACCTAAACCGGATGCTGCTGCTTTTGCTGAAATTTCTAATATTTTCATTGATTCAGCACCCTTGAAACCTGACGAAGTAATATAGTATAAAGCATCGGCAAGTTCGTTTGCCCCTTTACCTAAATCACCCGACATATTAAGTACATCCTTACCCCAAGCCTTTGCCTGTTCGTCGGCTATACCTACCAAACCAACAATTTTGGCTATGCTAAATTCAAACTTTGCAAAATTCGCTAATGCTGCTCCTGCGAATATACCCGCAGGTAAAGATGCGAATTGGGTCATAGACCTCCCTAACTGCATCATGGAAACTTGTGCCTTCTTTACAGTCGCCTCCATTAACTGTATTTCACGCATCGCACGTTGAGTTCCTACGGTGGTAACTCCAATTACGATTGACATTTGTCCCATTAAACTCATAGCCTTTTATTTTTTAGGAATTGTTCTTACCCTTTTCACATCTTTACTACCTTCCTGCGATCTTGCTAACATCATCAAAGCATTTTTCATTTCTTCTACGGATTGTACCTTTTCCTCTTTCGGGGCGGTTGAATCCCAATTTAAAATAAAATCTTCAAATTTTGTTAGTTCTGTACCTTTCTTACTATAAGCCTGAATAAACAAATTTGTTATTGTCCAAGCCAAATAAGAAATACGTTGATCCTCTCTCCATTTCCCTATTGGGTCTATTGCGTTGTAAGCCTCCCATTCCGCAAGTTGACGACTTGTTAATTGCCGTAAAAGAACGTCGGGATGAATTATTTTTAATTCTCGACAGAGTTGGAATTGGAACTGTCGGTCTGGTCGGCTTCTGAGTTTTTTAGGATTTCCTCTTTTTCCTGTTCGCTAATAGCGTTAAGTTTCTGTGCAGCCGTAACAATACGTTCCATATTGGTTGCACTCATCATCTTGTTAAGGACTTTTGCATCTTCAGGTTTAAAGAGCAAATTGCCATCGGCATCACATACAGTAACAACAGCAAGTTTAGCACGAAAATCTTCAAGCGTAGTTTCATATTCTATACCTTTGTTTTTGTTACCTGAAGGTTTTTGTTTTAGCATTGATTGTTCCCATACGTCCTTTTCATGTCCTGTCATTTCACGTACAAAAACATACCCTTTTGAAAGTTCAACTTTTTCAACTTTCAGATCATCCTTTTGAAGAAGGGCTTCACGTGTTAATAAAATCATTTCACTCATTTTGATTAATTTTTAGAATTGTTATAAAAATATAAAAAATACTTGATTAGTACTAAATTAAATGTTAATTAGATGAACCACTACCCGAATTAATTGTAACTTTACCAGATACCTTGATAGTTACATTAGCAGTGATTTTGTCATCCGTAGGAATTTCCAACGGCACCTCAGTTACATAACCGCAGAACTCAAACGATGTATTATCATCATCCGGAAGAATAATTTCATAATAATGAGGCTCATCATCCTCAAAATCTGCAAATACAACATCATAAGTTGTACGTGTGAAATTCATAGTCAACGAGACAGTTCCACCATCTCGAAAACCCGTAATAAACTCACGGAATCCTCCCGTACTGTCAAGAGACGTTACATCAATAAAATCCCTTGTCATAGAAGGTCCGGAAATACTGTTTACTTCCGCAAGTTTGACCCAAGTAGAGCCATTCCAACGTTGAAAAACAGTTCCTACACCTGAAATAGCATTACTGCTACCTACTACACAACCCATAATAATTTACCTCCTTAAAATTAAAATTAATAATCTTAAACATACACTTAATACCTACGTTGAATGTAGAAACTTACAGTAAAACGTACTCTTTGATTCTTGTCGTAATCCAAAAGTGCAGGACCACCTATACAACGAATCAAAGTATAAAAAGAATCATTCCACGATATTTGCCCTCTACCGTGAAGTAAATCCTTAATATTAGAAATTACCTCCCACCCTTCCAAATAGTTATTGGCACGAACACGAATTTGGATTGTGGGATACTCATAGATTTCATTACGATCAAATGTCATTTGTGGGGGAATTGTCCCCGTTTCAAATATAGTAATTGTATTGAATGGCTCGGCTGGTTCTTTTCCAAGAAATATAGGATAAAGGTCTATATCACACCCTGACGATGTTTCCGAAGAAACTGCTTGTGCGTAATATTCAAGCATCTGTTTAATATCTAACGCAGTTGGATTGCTCATACTATTGCGGATTTAGCATAGATTTTAATAAGATACAACATTGCTTCCTTATCGTTTTGCAAATGTATGCGAAACCATTCAGGGCCAGAACCCGGTAAAGTCCATTGTACATCATCATACGGTGGTTCTGTCATTTCATGCACGTATGGAAAATACGGGGCTCCTTCAGGTGGTAGATCATCTTTATACCCAAATTCAATAGCAGGACCACTTGGAGTATCTATGACTTCTTTATAAAAAGCACGTCTAAGATTTCCTGTTTTTTCCGGTGTCATCGGATATTTAGTATTCATACTATTTTCAAGGAAATCAACAGCAATTTCTAACCCTTCACGTGTACGACCGTATAGCTTCATCATTTGTATATCAAAACCTCTTTGTACGTTACTATGAACAATCATACGCATATTGATACCAAATTTATTAGACATTGAAGCCATACGACCAGAAGGTGTATCAAGCCATCTTGCCCCACCACGACCATGATAAAAATTAGAAGTACGTCCCATAATTATTTACCTTGTTCGTATAACCAAGCAGTACGTACAAATTCATCATTCTTAAACGCCATCGGTATTTTATCAAAACGATGAATTACATAAGCATTCATAATACTAATCGGGTTTGTTAAATCAGCCCCAAGAGCCGTTAAACCTGCCAAAGTACCAAGATACATATAACCTTGTAAATCCAAATCCTGTGTAACCAAAACCGAAGCCTTACAAATCAATAAATTTGCAGGGAATCCGGTAGAGAACCAACCAATATCAACCTGTGTTTTATTTTCCCAACGACACGGTATTTCAACAGGGGTAGCAAAGGTAAACCCACCGTACCCATCATTTTGTGGATTCCCCCAATAAACGGCTGTTTCGACACAAAACTTTGCAGCAATTTTTTCAATACCTTTTGCCATTGTTAATCAAAATTAGGAATTGCGTGTACCCAAGCATTAGACTTACCTTTTGCAATATTAACCAAAGTTCCAGAGATATCCAAACTTACAGCCATTTGTCCGTAAGTTGAACCCAAAAGACCTTCACCCCAAGCACCTGCATATTTGACGTAAGCACCACCAGCTCCGGCTTCCTTGTAAACCCGTTCACGAGTTACGGAAATCATGTGGGCTGAAATCCACATTTCAATATCCGTTAACAAGGCTTCGGTTAAACCCTTTGTACCGAGTGTTGCAGTAACAAACACATTGGCACTATTAACAAACCCTTCAATCTGAATATCAGTTAATTGAGTATCATCAAGAATATTCTTTACATCATCAACAGTTGTTCTCATACGGCTACCTCCCTACTTTTATTTAATAACGGGTCAATTATTCTTGGAATATTATTATTCCATTTTAAACCAAGCCATTCAATAGTTTCATAAATTTGTTGATAATCACCAGTAACCATTCGTTCCGGCCATATAATACGACAATTAAGCCCTGCTTCAATCATTTGTAC